TCAAGCAGGATATTGAGTGGAAAAACTTCTCAAAATCATACAACGAGAGATCTAATATACCTGAAAAATTGGTGTCAGAAATATTCAAAAAAATTTACAAGGAGTTTAGTAAAGATGATTGAACTCTATTTCATTTATAACGGTCACCGCAAGATACTCATTGGAGTTTTGGGCACATACATAGCGCAATCAACGAATTAAAGAAACATCAAGCTAGTTACTCAGCAATCAGTCATCCACGATTTCAGAAAAGCATGAGTGGTGAGAACATCAGGATTGACTACGGAGCAGTTGACTGCTACTACTTGATTACGAATAAAACGGAGGAAAAATAAGATGAATGCAAAAATGAATTTGGAAGAAAAAGTACAACAATGGTTTATTGACCGAAATTTACATGAAGCAAATCCTGTCAAACAGTTCTTGAAGTTGATGGAAGAGTCAGGAGAATTGTTTGAGGGTATCGCAAAGGATAAACCTGAATTAATTTATGATGCTCTTGGAGATATTCAAGTTGTAATGATTGGCTTTGAACAACAAATTAAAAATGGCGCTCAAATTTCAGCTAATCAACAAGAACTTGAATTGTTATTGATGGTTTCCAGTCTTGGTAACATTGCTCAGAAACTATACTCTCATGTTTGTCATAATGAGACACAGACTCCACTGATCAAGTCAGACTTGATGTTTCTTGATAGTGTTGTTAGTACGGTTTCATTTTGCAATGGCACTACAGCTGAAAGTTGCTTAGAAGAAGCTTATGAAGTCATCAAGGACCGCAAAGGTAAGATGATTGACGGGGTGTTTGTAAAAGAGGAGGATTTGCCAGATGATACCAAGATATAGAGCATGGCATCTTGAGTTAGGCAGAATGATGCTAATAAAAAACATGTGGTTTAAAGATGGTTCAGTTGAAGAACTTGAATTGAACGATGCAGTCATGAATGACTACATCACAGCATACCCTGATGAAATCGAACTCATGCAAACAACAGGTCTTTGTGACAAGGAAGGTACAGAAGTTTTTGAAGGTGATATCTTACATCATCAGATACAGACAGAATATACCTTTATTGTCAAATATGACAAAGAAAAAGGTCGATGGTACGGCGACGGTCTAAGTCGCACCTATCGGATTGACATCGCAAAGAGATTCCTACCCTATTACAAAGTTATCGGCAACATCTACGAGAACCAAGAGATTTTAAAGGAGAAGGAATGAGATATTTTAAAATCCTATGTGTTGTTCTATTCGCATCCTTCCTCGTAGCATGTCACGAGATTTCGAGTGGGACGGTTGTAGACAAGTACATTGATGAACCTCACACAACATTCATACATGTTACGACAGGAAAAAGCACGGTACTGGTACCAACCAGAACCAAAAGAAGATATATTCTAGTCGTTTCTGGACATACAGGAAATAAGCACGTTGAAGAAACGTTTGAAGTGACAGCTGAGGAATACAAGCACTATGAAATTGGTAATACTTTCATACAAGGTGCCGTTTTAGAAAATGAAGAAGGAGATAGGAAATGATCAATAATGTTGTTTTGGTAGGTCGATTGACTCGTGACCCTGAGTTGCGATACACACCATCAAACGTGGCTGTTGCAACTTTCAGTTTGGCAGTGAATCGCAACTTTAAGAATCAGGCAGGTGATCGTGAAGCCGATTTTATCAGTTGCATCATGTGGCGTCAGCAAGCTGAAAACTTTGCAAATTGGCTTTAAAAGGGTGCTCTTGTAGGAATCACATGCCGCATCCAGACTCGTAACTATGATAATCAGCACGGTCAACGTGTCTATGTGACGGAAGTTGTGGCTGAGAGCTTTCAAACGCTTGAAAAGAAGGATAACTCTGCAAACCAGTCGAGCATGGAAAATCAGATGCCACCAAGTTACGGACAAGGTGAGCCAATGGATATTTCAGATGATGATTTGCCATTTTAGGGAGGTAGTAAGATGAATAAACAGGAATTGATTGAGAAAATTGGAAGTTTAGATAAATTGTATGGAGAAAAGTATTATGTTGCTTTGGACGATGTTTTAGATTTAGTGAAACAACTAGACGAACCAGAAAAAGTCGTAGTACCTCAGTTTGTGGTAGGTTGGATTGAGGAAGCTAGAAAATCTTGCAAAGACGTAGCAGACTTCTTCGATTTTGATTTCACAAATGAAGAAGTTGGTAAATGGTTTATGCAAGAACGACCGTTTGATTTAGCCGCTCGTGCATGGCTGGATGGCTATGAGGTCGAGAAAGAGAAGAGATATCGGGTAAAGGTGAAAGGCATTTGTGGAAATCACGAAACTTTGAACCGTGAAAAACATTCAAACAAATGGCTTTTCTCAGACCGGGAAGAAAACTCACTTTATGGCACACACCACACCCGAAAAGAATTAGAAACTGAAAACAAACGCATAAAAATCCCTGCGAAAATCAGACCGTTTGATGTGGGTTATAGAATAGTAAATAAACACGGTCAAGCGCTTGCCTTAAAAAATGGAGCAAGTATATTCGCTTTACCATCGCTTGCTGAAAAAGCGATAAAGAAAGAGTTTGGGAAAAATGATCCAGACTTTGATATTGAAAAGCATTCTGTTGAAGAGGTTGCTATTATCAATTTAAGTAAACTTCATAGCTACTTCGAGGAGGTGGAGTGATGAATAATGAGGTCTTTGAAGAATTGAAAAAGCTTATGAGTTATTTTCCTGACTCATTTATAAACAGACAATTAGAACTTATTCTCATCCCAAAAACAAACACATACTTTTCTTTAAGAGATTGCTTGACAAAGAATGATGTCATTTCAAAGGTACTAATGTGGTGCACCAGGGATATAGCTAAAGGCAAGCCTTATCAACACCGAAAACGAAATATCGACTTTTATGTGGATAATCGTGACCGCTTGGAAAAATATTTAGGTGCAGATATCAATGTAGATGTGGTTTGTCATCGTCTAGGAAATGGAATTAACAAAGAACTCACATACAGATTTATTGAGAGCGGTTTTGATATGAATTTACTTTATAAGGAGGTAACGGAATGAAACGTTTTATCGCAATCTGGATTTTATTATCTGCTGGATTGAATATCTGGCAATGTATCCACATTAAGAGCCTAGAACAAAAGCGCCCGATGATCGTCTATAAAGCTGACAATCAAGGAGCAGAAATCAAAGGTAGAGTCTTACAAAAGGATAAGATTGGCGACCTGTACACGATCACAATACAAAATTACGGAGTATTCGTAGTTACTCAAACAAACTATGAATCTCTCAAAATAGGAGATGAGGTAAGATTGTAATGACAAAGTACAAGACACTAACTTACATCATCATTCAGGAAGCAATGGCAGGCTACATTCATGAAAGCTAATACCAGGAAATGGAGAGCAAGATGAATAGAAGGATTAAGAAGAAGAAAGCTAAACAACTTGCTCAGAAGAAACAACTAGAATTAGAAAATAAGCTTAGCAAGTTAATTCAGGAAGAAATTGAAGTTTTATCTAGAATGATTCAGCAGATAGTTTCTGACATCAGTAAAGCTTTTTCTAAAATGTTCGATAGCTTATTTAATTATTTAGAAAATTCGGAGGTAAAATTTGAAGAAATTAAGCGACGAAGACCTCAAAACATTAGACAGAGAACTTTTCAAATTCCAAAACATTCAACGTACAATAGATTTGAGAAGGCTAGAATTAGAAACTCGAAACCCAGATGCTCAGAGTGGTCCTATCGTAGGAATAAGCAAACCTACCGAAACTATCGCAATCAGAATCGCAGATGATCCAACTTTGAAATTTCTCGAAGGGTTCAAAGCTATTATTAACAAACTCCTGATCAATCTAGTTGATGAAGATAAGGAAATCTTTAATCTGCGCTGGAGATATCCTCAACTGAGATGGGAAGAAATAGCAGAACAGAAATTCATGAGCAAAGCTACAATCTATCGACGTAGAAGGATCATTCTAGAGCAGTACGCTATACTGAAAGGTGAGTTGTAAATAAGATTGAGACAAAAGACGTCTTGAAGTCTCACAAAAAAAGGTTTATCATGATAGCATGAACTTCTGAAACAAAAACACATATCACACTTGAGGAGTTATCCTTAATTCTAGTCAAAAAGTTGTCCAACAGAAGCATCATCAAGAGTCAGCGAATGCTGGCTTTTTGTTTTGGGAAAGGAGGTAGAATATGGAATTTGTATCACCGATAAAAGATAATGACGACATTCAGGCAATGAAAGATTATCTCAAGGAGTGGAATGAGATGTATTATATGCTATTCATTACAGGCCTGAATACTGGTTTGCGAGTCGGAGATATACTTACCTTGAAAGTTAAAGATGTTCAAGGCTGGCACATCAAACTGAGAGAACGGAAGACTGGCAAGCAGATAACAAGACGGATGACAAAAGAACTCAAGAAAGAAATGAGGAGATATGTTGAGGGTAAACCATTTCATCATTTCTTATTCAAGAGTAGGCAAGGTCAGAATAAAGCGATCACTCGTGAGCGAGCCTATCAAATCATACATGAAGCAGCTGAAGAACTTGGCATTGATAATGTTGGCACACATACAATGCGCAAGACATTCGGCTATAAATATTACAACAAGACAAAAGACGTAGGGACATTACAGAAAATGTTCAATCACTCATCACCAGCAATCACGCTTAGATACATAGGAATTGAGCAAGCAGAGCTTGATGATGCGCTACGGAACTTTGTCATTTAATTTTTTAGATATCACTTTCACATAATGAGTTAAGCATAAACTAAAAAAATGAAACGCTTTAAAACCTATGAATAGTAAGGGTTTAAGATTTAGAGTGAGTTTAACAAAATATAAGATATGTGAAAGTGAGAGGTAAAATTGGTATAGTTGGAGGATGAAACATTGGAATTATTTTTAGGTTATCTAGTTGTCTATTTTTTAACCTTAATTGTTTTAGTCATTTTTTTTGATTGGACAAAAAGAGATGTATTAGACATCTTTACTGAAGGCCTGCAATTTATTTTCTTACCATTCGTTTTTCTTTATGTATTAATCTATGATTTTATAAACAAAATAAAATGAGACAAAAGACATCTTGAAGTCTCACAAAAAAAGGTTTATTATGGTAGCATGGTTTTCTTGTATGAGAGGGGATAGGTCACTGACCTGTCCCTTTTAGTATTGGAAAGGAGGTTTGCCATGTACAACAAACCTATCAGACCATCCTTGAAGTCTAAGAAGTGGGAGAAGTTTCGTGACAGGATAATGCGAAGGTATGATTATCTTTGTCAAGAAAGTTTGCGATACGGAATTTCTGTTCAAGCAGAAATGGTACATCATATCTTCCCTGTGTCTGAATATCCTGAACTTGAATTTGTAGAATGGAATTGTTTGCCATTGACGAATAAGAAACACAATACGTTTCATGATAGAGTGAACGATAGAGTAATCAACCAAGGCTTGTACTGGCAGAAAAAGAGAAAAAAAGAATTTTTAAATTTTTTCAAAAATGAAAAATGAAAATTTTTAGTCCCCCCTCTTTTTGAAAAATCATTTTGGCCAGTAGGGTACCGGTGAAGGGAACTTTTTCCAAGTCGGGGGCCTTCAAACAAAAAGGGGGTAAAAACT